ATTATTTCCTTGCTTTTATTATACCACAAATTGGTACAGATATTCAAAAATAATATTTTTATGATATAATAAAAATGTAGAGATTTTGCAGTGAGCAATATTTGCGATAAATTGAAGTTTAACAATTGGAATACAAGGTATTGAGGGTGTGTGATAAATGTTATCAATTGCACTACTCATGGTTCACTGCAAATTTGAGAGAGATGCGTATGTGTAGGTATTGGAAATGCCAAGTTTATTTTGGGGTTTTAGATTAACTATATGGAATGTAAATTAACCTTTTTATTGTTGTTGTTATTCTTATTGTTATTCGTTTTAGATTAACTATATGGAATGTAAATGTTGTAAGAAGTATCATTCTATTTTTTAATCTTTCTGTTTTAGATTAACTATATGGAATGTAAATAGTACATATAATGAGTCTTTAACATCAGTTATGAAAGGTTTTAGATTAACTATATGGAATGTAAATGATTGTACTTTAGCGTCTGCACTAGCTTTGTCTATCGTTTTAGATTAACTATATGGAATGTAAATTATTTTACAGATGAACAATTACAGTTACTTCTTGAATGTTTTATATTAACTAAGTGGTATGTAAATAATGGAAGCAAGATAATTTTTAAAGGTATGGATAATTGTTTTATATTAACTATGTGGATTCAAAATTAAATAGAAAAAAGAAAGCACTTACTTAAATAGTAGGTGCTTTTGTTTTGCTCAAAATTGGTCGGTTGAGTAAAATAATTAGAAAAAATTGGGATAAGTTATTGACTTTTTGGAACACAAATAATATAATTATATTATGGAACACAAAAAGTGAGGTGAAACAATGAGTTCTAAAATGGGAAGACCAAAAGTTGATAATCCTAAAAATATTGATGTCAAAGTAAGATTTGATGAAAATACTCATAAAAAATTATTAGATTATTGTGAGAAAGAAAATCTTACTAGAACAGAAGCAATAAGAAAAGGAGTAGACTTACTTTTGGAGGAAGATAAGTAAAAAAGTAGCCCAACGCCGACCAAAGCATACTGGACTACTTAACCTAGAGTTATCTCTATATGAAATATTCTATCATGTAAAGATAACTCTTTCAAGATAATAAATCGAAAGGGTGATTTTTGTATGAATAATGAACTGATGAATTTTGAAAATAATGAATTAGGAATAAAAATAAGAACTATTAAATATGAAGATGGAAGTATAGGAATTAATGCAGAGGATACAGCTGTAGGGTTTGGATGGTGTCAGACACAGAATAAAAATGGTAAGCAATATGTATCAATTAGATGGGAAACTATTAATAAATACTGTAAAGAATTTGGTTTCCTCAACTTGTTGGGGAAAGATGAGTATATACCTGAATCATTATTTTATCTTTTAGGTATGAAAGCTAAAAATGAAATAGCAGTAAAATTTCAAACATGGTTAGCAGTAGATGTACTACCATCAATAAGACAAACTGGTGCATACATAACTAACAATGCTAATCCCGAAAAACTAAGAGAAAAAGCAAGTGAGATTGAAAAGTTACAATTAGCCTATAACAGCACATCTATGTTAAAAGAATTGCTAGATGGTGCAGGATTTGACAATAAATCCAAACTATTAACAGCTAAAACATTATATAAAAAGGCAGGCATTGATTTACCTATAGAAATTGAAGAAGAGGAATCTTTCTTTGACACAAAACAAATAGCATCTAAACTGAAAATATATTCTAAGAGTAATAAACCAGCACAGTTGGCTGTTTGTGAAATTATTAAAAAGATTGATTTAGAAGAAAACGAAGTCAAAGGCGTTTGGGAAACTAATGGTTCTTGGACTGGTACTGTAAATAAATATACAAAGAGTGTAATAGATAAGGTTAGAAATTGGATAGAGGAAAATAATAGACCTGCTAAGATTGCAGGTGAAAAGAAGAATTATCATGTGGTTTATAAGATTGAGTAAATTTATCAGTTGTATTAAATAATTTAGTTTAGTTTATTTTAGTTTTGAGGGGGATTAATACAATGTGTGAGAATTTACTTAATGAATATAATTTAAAAACTGATGAAGATGTAGAATACTTTGTAAAGTTTGCTACATTATTATATAAATTAAAACAGGACAATGAAGAAAAATTTCAAGAGTATGCAGAGATATTGAGAGGTATTCTTAGGGAACAACAAGAGAGAGAAAATAAGTAAAATAATATAGATAAAGCACTTGAATATTACATAGTTTCAAGTGCTTTGTTTGGTATAAAATGGTATAATAGAGATAAGAGTTATATTAACTATGTGGTATGTAAAGAATGTATAAGGCATCTTCTCAAATTCTGCGTTGGTCATTTTATATTAACTATGTGGTATGTAAAGTGCGTTAACTGCAATAATGCTGAACTCATTTCTTGATTTTATATTAACTAAGTGGTATGTAAATGTTAATTCCTTCAACCTTCTAATAGAAGATGCTTTTAGGTTTATATTAACTAAGTGGTATGTAAATGTTTCAACATTTGACATGTGCTGTGGAGTAATGTTTATGTTTTATATTAACTATGTGGATTCAAAATTAAATAGAAAAAAGAAGCACTTACTTAAATAGTAGGTGCTTTTGTTATTCTTTGCTAGATAAAGTAACAAGTTCATTAGGTGTACATTCAAGAACAAGACAAAGCTTTTCGAATAAATCTAATTTTATAGAACTTGTTTCATTGTTAGCTAATTTCATCATGTTAGGATAAGCTATACCTACTTCTTTAGCTAACCAATATCTAGTTCGACCTTTGGATTCAAGTAATTTATCAATGTTAAAATACATTTTTTCACCTCTTAAGTATATTATACAACAATTATATAATGTTTGCAATATATAATATGCAAACAATATAATTATATAATGTTGACATTATATAATGTGTGCGATATAATATACTTAAGGAATAAAAAATAAGAGCCACTCGCCCCTACCAAGTTTGAGTAACTCTTATTGACATATACTACATATACATTAATTATAGTATATGTCATTCCTTAAAAAAAATCAATTAAGGAGTGTGTTTTTATGAACAATTTAGTACTAATTAACAATCAAGAAGTGCAAGTTAAGGAATTTAATAATCAAAGAGTAGTTACATTTAAAGAAATTGACAGAGTACATGAAAGAGTAGAAGGAACAGCAGGTAGAAATTTTAGAGAAAATAAGAAGCACTTTATAAAAAATGAGGACTATTTTTATTTAGAAGGAAAAGAATTATCAACAATTAAACAGACAACGAATTTCGTTGGCAGTAATGCAAGAGAATTAATCTTATTAACTGAAACAGGTTATCTAATGTTAGTAAAATCTTTTACAGATGATTTAGCTTGGAAAGTACAAAGACAATTGGTAAATAGTTATTTTAGAGTTAAAGAAGAAAAGAAAGAAATGAAAGCATTAGAAAAATTAGAAACAGTTAATGAGTCAATTAGGTTAATAACTCCAATTTTTGATGATTTAAACATTGATAAAAGTATGAAACTTCTTGTAACTAAGACTTTTTTTGAAAGAGCAGGTATTGAATTGCCTCTTGAAGTTGAAGAAAAAGAACATTTTTATGATACAAAGCAGATTGCAAAAAAATTAGGACTTTACACAATGTCTAATAAACCAGCATTTATGGCAGTTAAGCAAATTATAAGAAAGCTTGATATTAAAGAAGATGAAATGAAAACAGTATTAGAAACGAATGGCAATTGGACTGGTACTGTAACAAAATATTCTAATAAGGTTACAGAAAAGGTCAAAGTGTGGTTGAAAGAAAATAATAATCCTATCTCAATCAAAGGAGACAAGAAAAACTACTATATATTGTATAAAAATAATTAGATTTTAGTTTTTGGGGGGGTAATACAATGTATGAGAATTTACTTGATAGTATAGATATTGAAAAGAGAAAAGAAGAATTTAGAATTAAACTTTTGAAAATAAGAGAAACAGATATAGATATATATATATAATAAGATAGAAAGAATAGTATATAAACTTTCTGAGAAAAAATTAGAGAAAAATAATTAAATAAATAGATAAAGCACTTGGATATTATGTTGTTTCAAGTGCTTTATTTGGTATAAAATGGTATAATAAAAATATAGGAATTTTGCAGTGTTCGATTTTTCTACTTAAGTATAGTTTAACAATTGGAATACAAGGCATTGAGAAGGTTTGATAAGTGTTATCAATTGCACTATTACCCGCTCACTGCAAATTTGAGAAAGTTATATGTGTGTAAGTCTTGGAAATACACAATTTATTTTGGGGTTTTATATTAACTATGTGGTATGTAAATCTTTTTAAAAAAGCACGTCAATTACAATACTAAAATTGTTTTATATTAACTATGTGGTATGTAAATTTGAAAACTGCATGTTCTTTAACAAAAGCATCTAATTGTTTTATATTAACTATGTGGTATGTAAATGTATTACTCCCAATTATGAACATAGGATATAGTCTTTGTTTTATATTAACTATGTGGTATGTAAATTATAGTTTGCCATATGTTCCTGGTTCGTATGATTGGGGTTTTATATTAACTATGTGGTATGTAAATAAATTTAATATTACTGGAAAAGGAGAAATGGATATCGGTTTTATATTAACTATGTGGTATGTAAATTTTGTTATAAGAATATCGCCACCTTCCTTTTCTGGTGTTTTATATTAACTATGTGGTATGTAAATTTTTCTGCATCTTCTACTATGTTATATTCTTCTAATGGTTTTATATTAACTATGTGGTATGTAAATGCACATTTAACTTCAAGTCTTAGAGTATTATCTGCAAGTTTTATATTAACTATGTGGTATGTAAATTTCGTTCAACTTTTATCTTAGCTTCTCCTGCTACTTGTTTTATATTAACTATGTGGTATGTAAATGTACTAGAAAATGCACTACCTGCATTCATTCCTATACGGTTTTATATTAACTATGTGGTATGTAAATGTGCTATTTCCAACTTTTTTTTCAAGTTCTGAATACTGTTTTATATTAACTATGTGGTATGTAAATTAGTTAGTCCCATATCGTTATGGTACTGCATTAACGCGTTTTATATTAACTAAGTGGTATGTAAATAGTGTAAAAGGCATTTTTTCAAATTGTGCATTGGTTTGGTTTATATTAACTAAGTGGTATGTAAAGGCTAATGTTTGAGTATTTAAAAGCATCTGAGCAAACAATTTTATATTAACTATGTGGACTTAAAATTAAAAATAATTCAAAAACACTTACAAATGAGTAAGTGTTTTTTTAATGAAAGGAGGTGATAATAATGTAAAAATTTTACGTATATAGTATAATAGTGCTATAAAATAAGTATTATGTGAGGTGATTGTTGTGTTTTGTTCAAATTGTGGTTATGAGATAACTGGTGCAGGCAAATTTTGCTCAAATTGCGGAACAGCTACATTAGCAGATAAAGTTAACAATGATGATTTATTTATAAATGTTCATGGAAAAGAATTAAATCTGACTAATATTTATAAAGAAACTAAAGGAGATAAAATCTTAGCAATTGATATTGCAATGAAGTTACTAGGGCTGGACATAAAAGAGTGTAAAAATATTATATATCCAGCTTTTAAAGAATTAAGTGAAAAAATAAATATCGAAGAGGAAAAAGAGATATTGAGGGAAGATGAGTATAAACAAACTAATGTACTTGAAGATGATGTTGCTCGTTGCCCTAGGTGTGGCTCTGTTTCATTGTCTGCTCATAAGAAAGGTTTTGGCATAGGAAAAGCTGTAGCAGGGGCTACTATAGCAGGAGGCATTGGTTTAGTAGCTGGAAATTTAGGAGCAAAGAAAGTTAGAGTTACATGTTTGAGCTGTGGTAAACAGTTTTGGGCATAAATAATAAACACTTACTAATGTAGGTGTTTTTTTATATGGAAATTTATGAAAGGAGAGTGAGGAAATGGCTACAATACAAACTTCAATAAAGATTTTCGACGGAATGACACCAGCATTTCGTAATATGACTAATTCTATTAATACAACAATTAATAGTTTAGAGAGATTGCAAGGCAGATTGAATAATCCACTCAATGCAGGTAATATACAAGCTTCTCAACAAAGTTTGAATAACATAGAAAGTATTCTCACAAGGATAGAACAGAAAATTGGAAGAAATACAAATGAACAGGAAAACTTTAATAATAAAATAAGACAAGGTAGTGAAGCAGGTTCTCTATTAGTGTCTAAATTAAAAAGTATTGCTGGGATATACATTGGAATAAAAGGAATAGATAGTATTACAAAAGTAGCAGATACAATTGCAAGTACAAAAGCACGTTTAAATCTAATGAATGATGGCTTACAGACAACAGACCAGCTTAATAAAATGATTTATTTGTCAGCCCAAAGTGCAAGAGCTAGTTATGCAGATACAGCAGCACAGATTGCTAAACTTGGAATACTTGCAGGAGATGCTTTTGGAAGTTCAGCAGAGGTGATAAAGTTTACAGAACTTATGAATAAAGCTTTTGTAATTGGAGGAACATCAGCAAATGAAGCTAGTGCAGCAATGTATCAATTAACACAAGCCATGGGTGCAGGAAAACTTCAAGGTGATGAGTTCCGTTCCATAATGGAAAATGCACCTTTATTAGCCACTAAAATAGCTGATGCAATGGGAAAAACTAAAGACCAATTGAAGGAATTATCAAGTAGCGGAGCAATAACAGCAGATGTTATAAGAAATGCACTGTTTAAAGCTTCTGATGAGATAGAAAAGAAATTTGCAAGTATGGCAATCACTTTTTCTCAAGCTCTCACAATGATGAAAAATGATGCTTATATGATATTTTCTGAGACTCTCAGTAAGATAAGTGGAGCTTTGCAAAGTGTACGTTTTAGTGAGATTGTTGTATCTATCCGGAATGTTATGATTGCAATATCTTCAAACATTTATGATACATTAAATATTATAAAAAATATATTAAATAGTGATTTTTTTTCAGATTTTGTTAGCAATGTTACATTAGGAGCTATACTAATTATCAATGGACTGGGATGGGTTACTAATGCAACACTAAATGTTGCTAATGTCTTTGCTCAAAATTGGTCGATTATTGCTCCTATTATTTATGGAGTGATAGCAGCAATTGCGATATATAAAGGAGTATTACTTGCAAGTACAATTGCCACTACGGTAGCATCTTTTGTAAATTCATTGTATGCAGTAGCAGCGTATAAATCTTGTGCAGCTTTAGCAGCACAAGAATTTGCGATATTTGGAAAAATATCTGCACAAACGATGGAAGCTTTGGTAACAGCACAAGCAACAGCAGCACAATGGGGTTTTAATGCAGCATTATTATCCTGTCCAATTTTTTGGATAATAGCAGGTATTATAGCATTTGTAGTAGTAGTTTTTGTTGCAGTAGCAGCAGTAAACAAATTCTCAGGAACAAGTCTGACTGTACTAGGAGCAATTGTAGGTGCAGTATTTGCAGCAGTAGCATTTATACAAAACATAATGATATGGCTATTTAATAGATGCGTAGATGTAAATGAAGGGATTGCAAATGGATGGAATCAATGTGTATATCTAATGAAACAAGCTATTGCAAAAGGTGTAATCTTTATAATTGAGAAAATGGCATCATTAAATGATGCTGTAAATAATGCTGGAAATGCACTTGGGAAAGCTTTCATAGATGGGGCAAATATCGCAATACGAGGTGTAAACAAATTAATTGACCTAATAAATAAAATACCAGGGATAAATATTGGTAAAGTTGGAGAAGCAACATTTACGCCTGTCAAGGCAGATAATAGTTACATCAAACAACAGATTGACAGTTTAAATA